ATAAGTCTCACAAGCGAAGTCTCTGGATACTGCAAAGCCATTGAAAGGATGCTCTTTTCGATTGCGCTCATAGTCTTGTTACAAATTTAGAAGTGTCGGAAAGAGTGTTCACGTAGTTTAGCCCTGCGCTTTTAGGCTTATCTTCATTTCCATAATTCCACGGCTTTTTAAAACTCAATGCTGTTTTAGCTTTAGTCTTCCAGTTCTTTACTTGCTTGCCGTTTCCATCTTTCCAGCCGTTTTCTTCGTAGGTTTCATATTGAAGCTTTGATGCTCTACTAACTCTCTCAGGTGTCCATTCTGGATTTACTAAAGGCATAGCTTGAATTAAGTATGCTTCAAATTCTGGATAGTTTGGTGATTGAAATGTTTTCTTTTTAGAAGACTCTTCCTCACTCACACTGTTTTGTGTATTTGTATTATCTGCTTTTGTATCTGCTTTTGTATCTGTATCTACTATGTCCCTCTTTTGCGTTACTTCATCGTTACTAGGCGTTACGTTGGCGTTACTATCCGTTACGGAAGCGTTACGCTCTCTATGCCTCCTTTGGCGTTTTGCATTATTGGCTTTTTCATCCTCCTTAGATGCCATGAGTCTATACTTACCATGGTTTAAAAGCTCCCACCCTCCATCAATAGGCGATATTCTACGCCCTTCAAAATCAGGAGTCCTGCTATAAGCATCAGGTGACATTAGCTTTTTAATGGAAGCTTCACAGTCTTCTATCGTAACGCCCGCAATTCTAGCAAGACCTGGAATACTCGCTTGAACTTCCCCGTGTTGATCTGACATCGCTAATAGCGTAATCCAGATGATTCTAGTTTTATCATCCTCCGTCCAAATGGTTGAAGTGATGATAGAGTTAAATAATTTAGTGTAATTAGGCATGATTTAAATTTGTGAGTTATGAAAGCGTTACTATATCGTTACAGTAACGCTTCACCGTGACTGAATTATTGCATTTTCTTCTATCTGGTCAACTGGTTATTTTGTCGATTTTAATGTTTCCCATGCGAGTCTAGCCACTGATGGAACTTGTCCATTTCCAATGGCTTTAAGTCTGTCCACCCTAGCGGCCACCCCATCAGCCACTCTACCCAAAGGGGATTTAATGCCCCAGATGTGTCCGATACGCTCTGAGAAAGCATAATCTGTTTCCCCTTCGCTTTTCTCCGCTGGATCGCACCAGAACCAAGATTTCCCCTGTCCCTGTTGTCGCTCGCTTGTGGAGTCGGCCAAGTTCTCTGTCCTACAACTGTCTCCAGATTTGGAAAGCGTTTGGGATTGTTTGCTGACTCCGCCGTTATAGTTGCTGACATAGCTGAACAACTCCTCGGTGTCGGCCACATTGCCACCGTCCTCGCTAGTCCTATGCTTCCCGACACTCCCTGATTGCTGATCTTCCTCATCCGCCCTGATTTGAGCGTGATGAATTTCGAGTTGTCGTTCAATATCGCCCCCATTGTTGCATCCGCACAAGTTGGAGTTGGCAGCAACGATCCAGATTCTGTCTCGCTTGTGAGGAGCGGAAACGTGATGAGCTCCCACAATACCCCACTTTGCATCATACCCCATTTTGGCAAGATCACTGATGACTCTGACAAGTCCTCTTCCCACAAGCATCGGTGAGTTTTCCACGTAAACGAATCTAGGCAGAACTTCGCTGATGATTCTCGCCATGTGTCCCCACATACCGCTGCGCTCTCCATCGATCCCTGCACCTTTTCCAGCACAGGAAATATCCTGACAGGGAAATCCTCCAGATACGACATCAACACGACCTCGCCATGGTTTTCCGTCAAAGGTTTGAACGTCATCCCAAATCGGGAAAGGCGGGAGCATACCGTCATTTTGTCGGGCGAGCAATACGCTTGCTGGGTATGATTCCCATTCAACTGCGCAGATGGTTCTCCATCCGAGAAGTTTACCCCCAAGTATTCCTCCACCAGCACCTGCGAATAAAGCCAACTCATTCACTTTTATTTCCTTTCTCTTTGTTATACTCATTCACCACCCTAGTGAGCTTGATGCACTCATTGACGGCTTTCGTTAACTCTTCCTTTAGCTTGATATGTTGCTTTAGTAAGTCGCAAGCCTCGTCAATCGCTGATCCTATTTCTCTTGCCGTGTATGTATCTTCAACTAAGAATCCATCTTCTACTTTACTCCATCTACTAAAAGCTTCTAGCGTCTCTATTGTTTTCTTTATGTCGCTCATGGTTTACTAGCGTCAATTATGTTTAAATATGCGTTCTTTTTGCCGTCATCAATCCAAGTGAAAGCCCCTACAACTGCTTTAGGTTGACCTTCACCAAACAAAGCCCTATTCGTTTCATCTATTAAATTAACAGTTGCCTCAGCCATTATTAGAAAAGTATTAAACTCTTCAATACATGTTGATCTCCTGTCTTGAGGCACGTTTAGAAAATCTCTTACGTGTTCGATTCTATATGTTGGCTTTATGTCGTTCATGATATTAAGTTTATTTTAAAATCTACTAAATCGAAATCTACATTGTGCGAATAATTAACCCACTCTTCACGATTTATAGTTTCTTCCCATCTTCGTTTGAATTGTTTTTGTCCACACCACGTGCATTCACGATGAGTCTCATTTTCAATGTAGCGAGATTCAGAGTTAATAAAATGCGTGTCATGATCTTTATCAATAGCACACCTGCCCATCCTGATATACTCACTCCAGAAATCTTGTACTTTTGTTAGCCCTTCAAATTGCGCTAAATAATAACAACCTGATGACTCTTTGACTCCTAAGCATAAAACTCTATTTAGCATTGCTCCAAAGAACTCTTTTTCATCGTTAATATATCCTAGCCATTTATATCCATCTTTATCTAACCAAGCTTCATCTAAATGCTTATGAACTATATTTTTCTTTAGATATTTAAACAGATTAGGACTGTATTTTTGATGTTTATTAGGATTGATTTTACTAAAATCTAAACCGTTATTTTCTGTTTTGTTTTTCATATCCCTAGTATTTTCTTAAATGTATGTAGTCCTAAGTTAGTCAGCTTGTATGCCGTAAACTCCCTCGCATTCGTTGATCGCTTCGTGCCATCCTCAGTTACGTAGCCTTCTTTGATTAACTCTCTAAGATGACGGCAACCTACTTGATTCGCAGTCGAAACCTTATCCCATATTTCCTGCTTTATCGGTCGATCTAGTGAAGCTATGGCAAGTATCATATCGCACTTTTCCTTACTGATTCCGTTCATTGACTTTGACCTCGCATTCGTGTCAACTATCCTGTGTAAGACCTTGTTTTCGTGTATTTTCATAATATTATTAAGCTATTAACCAAGCTGGCATTTTGCATTCCATGTTAGGGTTGTAATCAACTTTCGTTTCTCTCGTTTCAGACTTTGAAAAGACTGCATATTTCATGTGATGTTTCATTTCGTCATGCTTTGAGATTTTATCTTGGATCGTCTGCCATACTGACATTTCAGAATCGGACATGAATACATGAACAAAGACTTCTTGATCTTGCCCAAATCTCCATGATCTGCGTATTGCTTGATAGTATTTCTCGTAACTGTAAGAAATGGAAGCAAATGCAATATTTCTGCAATGTTGCCAGTTCATGCCAAATCCGCAGATAGATGACTTACTAATCAGAACTCTAACCTTGCCATCTGTGAATGCGTTTAATCGTTCTTCTTTTTGGTCAGGTGTATCACTACCTTTTACCTCTACCGCGTCTGGAATAGCCTTTTTTAGATACTCACTTTCACTGTTTGATTCGCACCATACAATCCAAGTCTTATCACTACTATTGACTAATTCTGCAACGGCATCACACCTTTCAACCATAGTCTTTCTTTTAGTTCTGTGAAGGTCGGTTGCCGATGTTGTAGCAATATCGAATAGCATCCCTTCACTAGATTCTAGCGGTGAGTTAAAAACATGAGTCTTCGTATTAAGCGGCGGCAAGTCATAACCTTCATTGGAATGCCCTAGATCGCTTGGCTTTGATACGCAAGCCGCCCATGAACTAACCCACTGCCAGAAGTCTTTAACTGCATGACCTTTTAGCCTCCAATCTGCCGTATTAGCTGAATCATGCACAAACCAGCGAGTAAGCATTTCTTGAGTATTCATTATGCCTAGAAACTCTGCATGGTTTCCTAACTCCGTGTAATCGTTAGGAGCTGGCGTGGCTGTGCAACATAACTTATAAGGAGTGTCTTTAAATAACTCTATCAACTTGCTTTTAGTCTTTGAATTTTGACCTTTAAGAATTGAGCTTTCATCTAAAACAACACCTTTAAATTGTGAACAGTCAAATAATTCAATCCTCTCATAATTAGTTATCGTTATGTCACTAGAAATATTCCCATCCCTGGAATATACAACTTCAATACCTAATAGCTTTTTAGCCTCTTTTACCGTCTGATGTGCTACTGCCAACGGCGCAACTATTAAAACTTTACCATCAATATGTCTCGCCCAGTCTAGCTGTAAGAATGTCTTGCCAAGTCCAGTATCTAAAAATGCCGCAGCTCTGCCAATGTTTAATAAATGAACTAAGCAGTCATATTGATGAGGCTTTGCATTCTTGTGAGGATTAGCTTTGATAGATGTTTTCTCAATCAAAGATTCTTTTTTTGCCGCTAATAATTGGAGATAACTAGACATTGAATAAATCTCCTTTCTCCATTTCAGATTGCTCCATAAATCTACTCGCTTGATAGAAATATGACTCTTTAAGCTCAGTCCCGATAAATCTGCGCCCATACTTTACAGACTGATAACCTTCACTGCCAATACCCATAAACGGGCTTAGTATAGTATCGCCTTCATTACTCCAAAGTATCAAGCAACGATAAATGAAATCTAATTGAAGCGGGCAAATATGCTTTTCATCTTTATCGGTTCTACCGTCTCTACCGTTTAGCACGTTAGTTTGGTTAATATCCATCCAAACAGGCGATGCCCATTGTTGCCATTGATCTACTGGAAACTCTTCTTTAGTGTGAGTAATCGGCTCTGGATTTATACCTGGCTTTACAAATACAAGCAAGTAATCAGGATTGCCCATGCGAGATCTGGATGAATCTTTTTTGATTGTCTTGTGAAGCAATCCTAGTGCTTTGGTTCTTTGCATTTCAACTACTGGATCTTTCCAAATAGTGACTCGGCAATGAAATATCCATCCTGCTTCGATATGAGCTTGGATGATTTGCCCTGAAAAGTCGCGCCTTCCAATATATCCATGCATAGTCTTTGAACTTGGCAAGTCCATGCAGTGAACGCATGACAGCCTGCCTTTTTTCGTGACTCTAAATTTCTCTGCGATGAGGTGTTTATACTGATCGAAAAACTCATCATCATTTGCGCAGTTTCCCATATCCGCTACTGAATCAGAGTAAACGTATAGATTAGCAAATGGCGGTGAGTAAATTGATAAGTCAATTATTTCATCTGGTAGTTGTTTAATGAGTTCAACACAATCAGCATTGTATATGCTGTGGTTCTCTCCGTGTGATTCGTTTATTGCTTTTAGTTTCATAATTTGTAGTTGTTTGATTACTTTTCTCTTTTAACCTAGTTAATAAAAAAGTAAAGTTATTTGTTTATTCATTTATCCAAGACTCGAAAGTCTCAAAGTCATTCCATTTAGCCTTTGCCGTTAATGCTACTGCCAACGCTGCCCATTTATCAGATGATATTCCAAACAATGCGCCAGGTTGCTTTTTAGTCCCTACCTGTGGATTCTTACCGCCTCCAGTAGCTGGATAAAGATCGATGATCGCTTGCCTTATATTACCGTCTTTAGCCTTCATTGAATTACATAAAAACATCTTTGCGTCTTTTCTGTAAATAGCTTTTGGTTCTTCGCCGTAAGACTCTACAACCTCTACTAATCTTCCAATAAATACGCATGTCTCGAATACTGTCTTTCCGACAGGCATTCCATAACTGGCGATCATTTCGATTCCTATTTTTACTTCTCTACCTGATTTAATATTATTTCTAACAATCTTTATCAAATCTTTATTAGATGCTAAATAATGAGATATTATTACATTATCAGAGTTGATTATCACCATTGCAGATTTCTTATCTCCAGGGTCGATGCCTATTATTATGTTTTTCATATCTCGTAAACTTCTATCATCGTTTTTCCTGCTAACTCTGGAACGTCTCGGCGGGTTTCGTCTTGTTTGAACTCGTAGGTGTAAACAAACCATCTTTGCAACCATTCAAGCTGAATCAAAGCTTCTCTTATTTCAAGGAAATTTCCATTGCGTCTAGTGTAATCCGTAAATAGCTTCTGATCTTTCCTTAGATAGCGAGTAACAACTATCTTCACTAGCTTGCCTTTAGCTTCGTGATGTTCTTTGTTACCTATCATTTCAGCGTATGATTTAGCTATCTTACTAGACGCGAAATAACGATAATCCGCGCATCTTGGCGAGTTTGTTAATTCGATTGGCAAGATTTCTCTGAATAGTAGTTTCATACAACCTCCTTTCTATCTGGCAAAATAGCCTCTAAAATTATCTGCCTTTGCTCTGCGTATCGAATCACGAAGTCATTTAAAGCGTCATTTACTTTCTCAGTAAACTCGTCTCTTTCGATTTTCAGAATCAGTGGCTTTAATCCAGGGAAATAACTCATGAAATACCAGTAAGGCAATCCAGTAACAGCCATAGATCCATGAACTTGTAACTTGTGTTCATCTGGCATAACTCCACCAAGTAAATGATCTACGTGTTTATCGACTTGCGGGCATTTGATTTCTAATCCTCCAAGATAGACGCTAGATGAAACCATGTTTTCGCTATTTACGTCTACAATTAGTCCATCTGGTGAGCATCCAATAGGAGCATTATCAGCACGATTAACAAAACCAACCTCGACAACATCTAGTCCCATTACCTCTGAAAAATGCTGTCTTGCTTCATCTTCCATAACGCATCCCCATTCAGTGTATTTGTTGCCTATAAACTGCATGGGGTCATCACAGACGCATTCACGGACTAGCTTTTGCAAGTATTTCTGTGATGACTTTGAAAGCAATCCCGTGGGCGTAAGAATCTTGTCAAAGTCTGATGCTGTGATTCTGCCTTTGCGAAGTTGAAACCACTCTTCACTGCCTTGTTCTAATTTTTCGCTAATAATCATTACTCAGCTACCTCCTCGCTAGTGGTTGAGATTGCTTTAAACGGGTCTATGATTTCAGTTCTAATCGGCGTTGCGTTTCTCATCTGTCTAAACTCTCTTAACTCAGCTTCATCGACAATCACTGCTACCTCTGGACTAAATGGGACTAGCTTTGAGACTCGTCTGATTGCTGTCTTTTTCGCCATTTCATTGTAATCAGTAGCCCATGGAGAATGACCAGACTGACCCGCCTTTGACCTCGCTTTAATCGCATCAACTTCTTTCTTGCTCATGATAGCTGATTGCGTGCTACCGTCTGCGAGTGTTACTTGTGCATAAGCAGCATACATTGCGCCCCTGTCTGATTTCAAGTCATACGTGTGAGTCTTAATCTCTCCCATGTCATGCTCGAAAATATCGTTTTCGCATACAACATCTGCATGAATCTTAGAAGCGTCACCAGATCGTCTCATAAGCTCGACAATGCCCTTGTAATCTAAGATCAAGGTGCATTCCTTTCCGTAGGGTATTAAATGCGCTCTGCGTCCGTCTGGCTCTAATCCTAGCGAT